TTAGTTTTTATACTCCCAGCGTTTACCTGCCACAGGCTCTCGGCTTTTACATTAGCAAAGCCTTAGATCTCAACCTTTACTCATCATATTTATTTACTAATGTAGTAACTTTTGCAGCATGTTTAATACTACTAATTCTTGCCTATTATATTTACCCCATACCATTATTAACCCTTGTTTTTTTAACAATCCCAATGTCTGTCTTTCAGTTGATGTCACCAACTATTGATGGCCTTAGTATGGCATTTACTGTTCTAGCCATGTCATGCTTTATGAGGCTTCTTTTTGACAAAGAGATAAAAAATTACAACGGGCTTGCTCTCTTAATGTCGATTTGTATATTTTCAGCAGCTGGTAGTCGCGCAAACTTGTTATTAATGTCATTAATGCCTTTGTGGCTTTTTTATAAAAACAGGAAACTTTCAAATCTTTTATTTCTGGCACTATGTTTAGTTACCACCCTCTCATGGACCACATATAATCTTTTGAATGTACACGACGCTGGCATGGGTCGACATCCTGGTTATAGCAATACTGAGTTAGTCATTTTTTACCTGAAAAACCCTTTAATCTTCTTTAAAACATTCTTCAATACTATAACTGACGTCAATACATTAATATTCTATTTAACATCTATGATAGGTGTGCTAGGTTGGCTTGATGCGCCAATTTCTAAAACTTCTTTTTCTTTATTTTTTGTTATAATTTTGACTGCATTAGTAATCTCCGTAATGTCATTTAGAAAGTCGAATGACAAAGCAACATCGTATTTTATTTTCATCTTATCAGCACTTTCATTATTATTGATTTTTCCCGCCTTACTTGCTCAATGGAACTCATTCCCTACCGAGAAGATAGTTGGTGTCCAAGGAAGGTATTTTATCATACCTGCACTTATATTTGGTTATTGCTTTCACACTTATGAAAGGATGAATCTGGAAAAATTACTAGTATTGTCATCAATTTTAGTTGCATCAACTTACACAGTTCATTCAGCAATCAGCAATCATTATATTCACCCTAAATTTACATTTGAAACAATCAATTCTCCTGACGAATTGAAAAACTCAAGACCCATAAATATTTTGGGGAGCTCACAGCCCCCTTATGCCCTTTCAGTGCCTAATGGGAACATTAGCAGTATGCTCATCTATTTTGGAAATTATAATAACAAAGCTAAAGGCACGGTAAATCTTAAGGTTTGCAGTGTAGAGAAATGCCAAGAAACTTTTGTTAACACACACAAACAGCAGGATAACTCTTTTTATGAGTTTAACCTACCGCAGGGTTTAAAGGTAGAGAATAGAAAAATCACATTAAAATTTAATTTTTTTGAAGATGACAATTCATCCCCCCTAGCTTTGTGGGAATATAGCCCAACAAACGAAAATAACTCATTTTCTCCACGAATTAAAATAAATTATATCAACTAAAAGTCCGGGCGGCATGTCCGCCCTTATCTCCGTCTACCCTCCCTGTTTTAAAGTCTCATTTTTACTTTCTCAGAAGACTTTCACATTATTAGCTTATTAACAGGCCCTTTTGGAAGAACATCTCGACCAGATGCTTCAGCAATATAGGCTCTCAGAGCTTTGCGGTAAGCAGTCAATTCAGCTTTTGACTTTGCCACCGCCGCTTCCGTTAACTCGCCGCTATAGTCCTCATCTTCAATTCGCTGGTTGAGAGCGGTGATCTGGGCTGACGCGTGATTGTATTCCGACTGCGCAATATTGAGGTTTTTCTGTGCCTGCTCTTCCGGGGTGATTTCAACTACCGGAGCAGTAAATACCCAGCTACCTTTTTTGTCCTTCTCTGCAGTAAAGCTTGGGCCGACCTGATCCTCCTCTTTTATCTCGTAAGTTTCATACTCAGGGAAAAGGTCACCTTCTCCGTTCCACAGGACTGCATTTACTACAACGCCGTCTTTAATCAATGCGTAAGATGAAACTGACATTATGCATACTCCCAGATAATGACAATGCCATCAGCACCCGCGCCACCTTTGTAGCCGGTTAATGCATTGTTAGGTCCGCCAACTGCGCCGCCTCCACCAGAACCTAATCCATTGGCATCGTTTCCGACTGAGTTGTTATTTGCCCGACTGAAACCACCTTTACCGAAAAACGAATCTCCGCCTTTACCAACAAAGTTTGATCCGGTACTAAGAGATACGCCGTGTTCAGAACTCCCTCCGGGGGTGTTAACAATGTTCCCGCCCGTTGCGTTACCACCCAGAACACCCGTACAGGTGAACGGCGGTATTGACTGCTCTTGGCCGTAACCGCCGCTGCCACCCTTACATAAAATAAGGCTGCCTATTGAGGAGTCGCCTCCTACGCTACCCGATGCGGGTAATCCACTATTCGATTTGCCCTCGTACCTACTGTAATAAGTTGTCCGTCAATCTGATCTACTGATAGTTTTGATTTTGCATAACCACCTGCACTACCGCCGGTAGCCAGGGAAACGGTTGATGACCCTGAATACCCAGTGTTGCCTCCCGAACCACCTGCGGCCTGAACCTCGGAAATAACATTTATCGTACCTGGCGTTTTTTTATAAATGGCACTGGTTTTAAAAATCTGTACATTGATCAGCCGTCCGGGTCCGACCACCGTGTTCATGGCGGCGAGCAGCTGCGCCCTGTTAGATTTGGTAAGCGTCAGGCCCCCGCCTCAATAACCGCAGCTATTTATTCCTGAACTGAATCAAAAAAATCTGCATTCAGCGCAGTAGGCAGTTCACCGGCCTGAGGATTACCGCCGGTAAAGCCATTTTTACCCGCGCCAAATTTATCCACCTGCGCGGTAGATGTGTCAATACGATGCATTATTACTCCGGGTATCTGAAAATAACGTAGGTATGTGACAGTGCCTGGTTGTTAAGTATGCATTCAGCGATAGTGTCTCCCCACGTTCTAAGACTGTCCGTGCAGTTACTGATGGCCGTCATTGGGGTTATCTGCGTGGAAGCAGGCATGTTTACCTGCCAATAGTACCGCCACTCATCGCTGTAAAGTGAGTCAGTACAAACAGACAGGCAGGTAAACTGGCTTTTGTTGTAGCGAGTAATGGTGACGCCGGTGTAACCCAACGCCTCAAGCTGGGCCAGGTAGAATGCCTCATTAATACCGCCAGCCAGATTAAGCTTTGCATCCAGCCGCTGCCGCCGCTGCTGAAGCGTCCGAACACCTGCAGGTGCGCAGCTGTCAGGCAGTCCACTGATGTTCTCATAGCGATCAATCAACTCCGTCACTGAGTGCGGGTCCGTTTCCAGCATCAGTGCATCACCGCGACCATGTACCTCTGCCAGTGACGGTGCCAGCCCGGTTAGCAGCAGGTCTTCACTGTCCCACGCAGGGCCGCGTGGCAGCAGTGCGCCCAGCATCCGGCGATACTGCGCCGTTAATTCCATGAGATAGTCCCCACCACACCCACCTCGCCTTTACCGATGGTGATATCAGCTGCAGGACTGACCAGCGTGTGGCTGTACTCGCCGGTTGCGATGCTGATGGCCTCACTGATGCGTGACGGCTTCAGCACGTTCTCAGGACCGCCATCGCGCAGCATCATTGAGCGGAGCTCAGTCTCAACGGCATAGCGCACAGTTGCGGTGTCCGGGTTGAGTCGAATCTGGAAGTTAACCGTGTGCTGCGTAGGTGCGAAAACATAAATGTCTGCACCGGCTACCGGGGCCAGTGGTTCAATATAGGCTTTGACGGCGGCCACCGTGGCGGCATCCGGGATCGGGTTAATCAGGTCGCTGTTCGCCACCATGATACCGACTGTTCCCCGCCCGCTCCAGTGACGGTATGTCCAGGCGCGGGTAATGCCTGCCACTTCTTTAGCCCACACCTCATAATCGCCGTCTACCGCATTAAGACAGGGACGTTTGATTACAGGAGTGAGTTCCCAGACTCACCACTATTTAAGAACCAGGCTGGATCGTCAAAGTCGGTAGCTATCAGGGAGATTGCTGATTTGTGGCTGAAGCTCAAAAAGCCTGACTGGGCCAATAGCTCTTATGTCACGACAGAACGTCGCGCCAGGGTGACGCTGGATATCATCGGCAACGGAAAGGACATCCGGTC